TGTCCTTTCGTTTTTGTGTCTTTTAAAACAGATTATAACACACAAAGTTTTGTCTACTTTTATAGTATACATCCAGACCCAAAGGAGACAACTTAACACCCGGCGAGGCATTAGAAAAGTTTTACGAGTTTATCAGAAACGTAATCAAATCTGACTACGGAGTATCTATAAAAGATGTCATGGAGACAAACTGGATTGATATGCTGGAAGTTTTAAAGCCTGCAGAAGTCAAATCTGAGGAAGTGATGTCGTTAGAAGACTTTGTTGGGACTCTAAATGGCGGATAAACTCCGCCTTTTTATTTTTGTTGAAAGGAGGAAAAATGGCAAAAGGTACACCACTAGGGAGTATGTTTATCGAACTTGGATTAGATACTTCTAAGTTTGACCCTAAGTTGCAAAGCGCAAAAAGAGCTGTTAATTATTTCAAAGCAGAGACGAGAGCTTTAGATGCCGCCTTAAAAAACACCGGAAACGCATTAAACAATAACGCAGCTAAAGCCAATGCACTACAAGCAAAATATAAGTCAGTAACACAGGCAATTGAAGCGCAAAAAAAAGTGTTAACGAGTTTGAAATCTGATTTTGACAAATTAGATCCAGGGACAGCTAAATGGGAAGCCGCAGCCGTTAATATTGAGAGAGAGAATGCAAAATTAGCAGCATTAGAGGGACAATTAGGAGCTGTAAAAAAAGCTTTTGAAGAAGTTTCTGCTCAATCCGGTTTTACTGGTTTTTTACAGCGCAGTGGCAAACAGATTGACTCTTTTGGTCAAAAAATGCAAAAACTAGGTGAAGCTACTAAATGGGTAAGCGCTGGATTTGGAGCTGGAGCATTATATAGCGTCAAGGCTGCAAGCGATTTTGAATCTGCGTTTGCTGGTGTAAAAAAGACTGTTGATGAAGTAAGAGATTCGAACGGAAAAGTTATTTACTCTTATGATATGTTGTCAAAAGGAATTAGAAACATGTCTAAACAGATACCTGCATCAACGACGGAGATTTCTCATGTTGCGGAAGCTGCTGGTCAGCTAGGTATCAAAACAAAGGATGTTTTAAATTTCACTCGTGTCATGATTGATATGGGAAAATCTACTAACTTGTCATCAGAAGAAGCTGCAACTGCATTAGCTAGGTTTGCTAATATCACACAATTAGATCCATCTAAGTACAGCAATCTAGGTAGCTCAATTGTTGAGTTGGGTAACAACTTTGCGACAACTGAAAAAGAAATCGTTGAAATGGGTCTTCGCTTAGCTGGTACAGGTAAGGTTGTAGGGTTGACAGACCCTCAAATTCTTGGCTTGGCAACAGCTATGAGTTCTGTTGGTATCGAAGCGGAAGCAGGTGGTTCGGCGTTTAGTCGTGTCATGCAAAAAATTAATACACAAGTGTTGTCTGGTGGCGAAGATTTGTGGAAGTTTGCAAAAATCGCTGGTAAATCTGCTGATGAATTTGCTGCATCTTGGAAGAAAAATCCACAAGAAGCCATTATTGATTTTGTTAAAGGGTTAAAACGCTTTAAAGAAGAGGGCAAAGACGTAACTGCTCACTTGCAAGATATTGGTATTGAATCAGTACGAGAAATTGACACATTACAACGTTTGGCTGGTGCTGGTGATTTACTTGGCGATGCATTTAAGTCCGCAAATAAAGGATTTAGTGAAAACAAAGCGTTGACTGATGAGGCTTCTAAACGATACGCAACTTTCCAAAGCAAACTACAACTCCTAAAAAACAAACTAAATGATGTAGCTGTCACAATGGGTGGACCATTAATGGATGCTGCTTCAAATGCCCTTGATGCATTGGAACCAATGTTTAAAGTTGTTAGGGATCTCGCAAAAGCATATTCTAACGCTAGCCCAGAAATGAAAAAACTTATCACATATGCAATTTTAGGTGCAACTGCATTTTCTCCATTAATGACTGCTATCGGTAAAACAACTTCTAACGTAGGTAGATTAGTAGGTTGGATAGGAAAGTTGTCTGGTGCAACGAAAGGCGCAAAAGCAGCAGAAGGATTAGCTACTGCTGTAGGCGGTCTAGGTGCTAATTCTGCAACAGCGGCAGCTAGTGTAGGGCTTTTAGGAAATCCAGTGACTTGGGGGGTCATCATCGGCGGTGCTGCGGTTATCGGAATAGGTATATTAGCTAATAAGATATATGAAGCTCACCAGCGTACACAAGAGTGGGGAACTAAAGTTAATCAGGTACAAGCCAATGAACTACAGGCTTTTAAAGATAAAGTTGATAAGACGAATCAGTCGATGGCAGGATTCAGAGGTGGAGCTGACCAAGTCAATGCTGTTAAGACAGCATTTCAAGGACTAGTTACCGAAATCGAAAAACTAGAAAATAAAGACTTAAGTAAAAACGTTAAATTAGCAGAGCAACTTGGTTTCAGTCAAGAAACGATAGAACAGTTGAAAAAATCAAGCAGGCAAACAATTGATAATGTCAAGCAGATGTCTGATGAAGTCATTAATATCTATCAAAACGCTAGCAACGAACATAGAAGATTAACTGAAGAAGAGAATGCTGTTGTTTTAGCAAATCAAAATGAGCTTATCAATGTGCAGCTATCAAAATTGAACTACTCTGCTAAAGAGAAGAAGGCAATTACCAAGGCGATGAATGGTGAGCTAGAAGCGTTAAATAGTCAGCAGTTAACTAAGGCTCTTGAAGTTACTGAAAAATGGATAAAAGCTGAAAATAAATCATATCAAAAGTTAAAAAGTGGTCTTAAAAAAGCTTATGACTCTATCAAAGGTGATGATGAAGCTGCTGTTAAAGCGAGGGAAGAAATCCACAAGAAACAGCAACAACTCGAAGCTGACCATTACTTGAAAATGGAAGCTTATGGCAAACGTTATGCTAAAATCCAAAAGAAATTGCTTAAAGGGACTGCGAAATATTTAGACCCGCAGTTGCAACAAGCGATGGTTAACGATGTCAAAAAGCAAATGAAGGAGCTTGGGTTATCTTATGAAGAGTTGATGAAGAAGACAACCAAAGCAGCATCTAAAGCTCAAGAAGTTAATACTATGTGGGCTAGAACTACTAAAAAATCAACAGAAGATCAAAAGGTGGCTAATTCGCAATGGAATAGCCTTGTCTGGAATCCCAAAACGGGTAAGTTGAAAACAAATGCTAAAGAGGAAGTAGCTAAAGCTCTTGAAGCGGAAGGTGGCTGGGACAGACTTAAGTTTATTGCAAAGAATGCAAATTTAGAGACTAACGCTCGTGTAACCATGGCAGAAGTTCTAGTCGAAACTGGCAAATGGGATGCTCTCAAACCAGAAGATAAAAAACTAATCGTTGATGGGCATCAAGGCATTCAATCCATAGTAGAAAGTGAGGAGCACTTAAAAATATGGAATAGTTTGCCAGAAGGCGTTAAGCGTATTCTAGGCGACAATAAAGATTTTCTTGATAAAAAAGGAGTTGCGACCAAAGCGCTTGAAAATTGGAATTCGTTGTCTCCAAAACAGCAAAAGTTACTAGCAAAAGATATGACTAGTTCTGATGTTGAGAAAGCAAAAAAAGCAGTCAACAGCATTGTTCAAAAGAAACCAACAAGCATTAAAGCTAAAAATGATACAAAACCTGATGTCAATTCTGCGCAACGAGCAATTGATAGCGCTAAACAACGTCAACCTATCTCAATTAGAGCTAGGAATGACGCAGGAGGAGTCATAGAACAACTATTAGCTAGCATACCGAGAACGGTCACTATAGGAATCGCTGCTGCTGCAGCTAATGCCTTTAAGTTCGCAAATGGTACTGATTATCACCCAGGCGGTTTCGCAATGGTCAATGACCAAAAAGGGCCTTTATATAAAGAACTAGTAACTTTACCGAATGGACAATCATTCATCCCAGATGGCCGTGATGTAGTATTACCACTGCCGAAAGGTTCGAAAGTCATGAAAGCTAGTATGACCAGGGACTATATGAAAAATTTAGGAATACCTAAATATGCTAACGGCGTTGGAATTCCTAAAGATTCGACGTTTGTCAAAAGCATTACAATCCCTAAGAGGAGAGTATCAGAAACGACATCATACGACGACTCTAATATTGCAAGAATTTTGAATGAAATTTTACTAACGCTTAGAACAAAAAATCATGAGACAGAAAATGGCGATGTCTATTTAGATATGAGAAAGGTCGGCAGGATGATTAAAGAACACAACGAGTCTGAAAGTATCATGCTTAAACGAATGCGAGGTGAACTGTCATAGGGAAAGTTACAATGAAATTTGATGGTATAGATCTATCTAATGTCATAGAGATACACGACATCAAAAGAGACGTCGGAAATACACGTAATGTTGTTTCAAGTAGCGCTTTAAAAATTGGCGAGCACGTTCAATCTGTGCACGTTGGAGCTAAAAAAATAAGTGTTGATTTTTCTATTTGGACCAGAAATAGAAACGAGGTAAAACATAATTTAGCGAAGGTTTTCAACAGAACAACACCTAGAAAATTGTTTTTTTCTGACGAACCAGATAAATATTATATGGCAATAGTTGTAGATGACATACCGATGGTTGAAGATGTTATCAAGCGTTCAATAGGGACTATCACTTTTTTAATTCCAGATGGCGTTGCGCATTCAACTACTTACAAAAAGTTTTTAGATTACACGCAAGATGGAAATAAATTAATCTTTAAATTGCAAAACGAAGGTAACACAAATGCGTTGCCAATTATCAAAATAAAACACAACTCCGAAAACGGCTATATTGGTATTGCAAACGAAACAGGTGCTTTTGCGCTTGGATCATCAGAAGAAGAAGACGGGACTATCGTGCATCGTAACGAAGTCCTTTTTGATTACTCAAAAGCGATAGCGAAAGCTTTGGAGGGTGCGCCAAACGTCGCAAAACTTAATCACATGCCACCGACGTACGATACAGAGCTGAAACGCAAGCGCATTGATAATATTTTAGGTTCTGGCAAAGGCGGTGAATATGTTGTTATTGGAAATAGAGGCACCACACCGGGATACACAGAACATGTTGGGACTCGAACGTTTATTATCAATCCTGATTCAAACGGAGAATACACTCTCAATGAGCACCTGTGGTGGCAACAGATTTTTATTGCTACTGCGCAGGATCAGAAAGGTTTTTTAAAGCTTTGTGTAACGGGAATCGATGATGAAGGGAATGACGAGTTTTTGTATGGAATCGAAACCTACAAACGAAAAAATGGTTTTGAAACAGAATACAATTTTTTTGCTCTTGATGATGACGGTGTTGGTTGGAGATTTTATAAGCAGTTTGAATTTCAGGCAGATAGAAATTATCACAATCCTTTTTCGATGGATAGAAGCAGAGCTGTTGAGATTTTTAGAGAAGAAGATAAGTTTCGTATTTACTTTAACGGTGCGCATCATCATGCAACTGTTCCATCTCTTAAAGGAAAAAAATCTCGCAAGATACATCTTGCAATGGGGACATGTAGTGATAGCTCTAAATATATCAACTACAACCTGTTTGAAAAAGTCAATTTTGAAAAAATGGGAGTGTCTCATTACAACAATATCGTCAATAAATATCAACCAGGGGATGAGGTTATTATTAACTTTGAAAATGATACAGTCAAAACCAAAGAGCTTAATTCCTTACAGGACATGGTCTTAGGCTCTCAACCAATATCTATACCACCGGGAGAGTCAGAGTTGGTTATGCAGTTATCTAAATTTTCTCAGTCTGCACCAAATGTTGAAATTCTTATGAAAGAGAGGTGGTTGTAATAACTCTAGTAATACACGACGCAAAGTTACATCCAGTTTTGCTTTTAGACAATGAGAGACAAGGAGCACTTAATTATTATGATGATTTGTGGACTAGACAGCTCACAACTGGTTCGTCAGTCTTTGAGTTTTCAGTTTATAAAAAAACGCTGTTGGGTGACAATCCACTCAATCATAAGTATCAAGTGCTTAATGACCAAGCGTTCGTATCGTTTGTACATAATGATAAAGTACAACTCTTTAATATCATGCAAGTCGAGGAAACAGAGACAACAATACGTTGCTTTTGCGAAAATCTTAACTTAGAGTTACTCAACGAGTATTGCAACGCATATAAAGCGACTAAAGCGATGTCGTTTGAAGAGTACCTTGTGCAATTTGATATTTTAAACTGGGGTGCTTTGACAATTGGCACAAACGAAGTCAAGGACAAAAAACTCACTTTGGAATGGACTGGCCAAGATACTAAGTTAGCTCGTCTTTTGTCGATTGCTAATAATTTTGATGCAGAAATTGAGTTTGAAACGCAACTACACAATAATCACACTTTTAAAGCTTTTATCATAAACATCTATAAAGAGTATGAGGAAGGCAAGTCATACGGTGTTGGTCGTGACAGAAGTGACACTGTGCTTAGATACCAAAAAAACATTTCTGGTATTACTAAAAAGCTTGATAAACGTCAGATTTACAACGCAATACGCCCGTACGGTAAAAAGACCGTAAAAGGTGAGCGTGTTATCTCTAATCCTGTTACTCGTAAAGTCACTAAGACAGTTGGCTCTAACAAGACTTATTTAGGCGGTGACATTAAATATTATGGTCACACAATCAAAAAAGCTAATGTACAAGGGATTATAAATTATGCTGTACAATACAACATTTTGCCAAGTGGCATCATTACACAGCTTTATTTAGAGAGTTTCTGGGGTGATTCGACAGTTGGTAAACGTGACAACAATTGGGCAGGTATGAGTGGAGGAGCACAGACACGTCCTAGCGGAGTAAAAGTCACTACTGGTATGGCTCGTCCTGCAAACGAGGGCGGAACGTACATGCACTATGCAAGTGTAGATGACTTTTTAAAAGATTACACTTATCTTTTAGCAAAACAAGGGATTTATAATGTCGTCGGCAAAAAGAATATAGCAGACTATACAAAAGGGCTTTTTAGAGCTGGTGGAGCTAAATATGACTATGCAGCAGCAGGATATCAAAGCTACACAAATTTGATGACTAATATCCGAAATGGTATCAATAAAGTAACTGGAAATATCCTCAATACGATTGATAAGCTGTGGCAGACTCCTGTAAAGCCCATAACCGCCGTAAACGTCGCTAGAAGAGCCACTAAAACAATACAAGCTATTAATGAGGCTACTAAGCTGAAAGGGCGCAGAATCGGTTCTGGACAGTGTTATGCGCTATCTGGGTGGTATGCAAAAAAATTGGATGGCGCTTGGATTGACAGCTCGATTGGTGGTATTAGAGGTCGTATCGGAGGCGGTATGGCTGCTGCCTTAATCGGCACTGATTATAACTGGGGTGCATATGGGTGGAAGGTAGATAAATCACCTAACGCTGGAAACTTAAAAGCTGGTGGTATTTATAATGTACGAGCAAATCGAGGCGCTCCTTTTTATACCACAGGCTGGGGGCATACAGGTATTATCAAGAGTGTGTCTAAAACAAGAGTCACTGTCTTAGAGCAGAATTACGCTGGACGCATGTATGTCATGGAAAACTCGTATGAGATTAACGCTTTTGCTAGAGGATTGCAGACAGTATGTTATCCACGTGAAATAGCGCAAGGAATGGCTGTTAACGGCGCAACAACACAGCAAGTAAGTGGTGGGACACAGATATCGTACGAAGAAGTCGTACAAGAGGCTCAGACAGAATCATACGAAGAAGAACAAATCATCTATATTGACAACTCTATCTACAAAGAGTGGAAAGATGAAAACGGTAAAGTAGAGTACTATCTCAAAAATGGATTTTTGTACGCACCACTTTCAAGAGACCGCTATCCATCTGTTTTAACCGGTAATGAGACACGAGACAACTGGATACGAAAAGACATGGAAGTCGAGACTGATAGTCAAGAAGTCTTGATGTCAACAGGTCTAAAAGACTTAAAAGCACACGCATATCCAGCAATTACATACGAAGTTGATGGCTATGTTGACTTAGAACTTGGTGATGTTGTGCGGATACAGGACGACGGATACGAGCCACCGCTGATTTTGACAGCACGAGTAGTTGAGCAAGAAATATCCATAACAAATCCCAGCTCTAACAAAACTAAATTCAGCAATTTTGTCGAAAAAGAAAGTCAGTTAGCTTCCGACTTAATTAGTGATATGTTGCGTCTATACGATGAGTCAATTCCATACGATATACAACTAGCGACTTCAAACGGAGTTGCTTTTAAAAATGGGGTTGGTGAGTCTGTATTAACGCCTAACCTGCAAAAAAATGGGAAAGATTACGATGCTATTTATTTTTACAAGAACGGCGACTCACTGATCGAAGTAGGTCCTTCGCTAACAGTTAAAGCAAGTGATTTTAGCCATGTTTTGAACATATCAGTCGAAGCTTATGTTAACGAGGAACTTGTAGCAAGTACGCAAATATCCTTTACAGATACTGAAGATGGAGAAAAAGGCGATGATGGTAAGTCATCATGGACAGCGTGGGCTAATTCAGAAGATGGAAAAGTTGATTTTAGTATAACTGAGTCTAAAAATAGAAGATTTATTGGAACTTATACTGGTATAGAGCAATCAACAAACTATCTTGATTATAAGTGGACTGATATGGTCGGAACAGTCGTTGTTGGCACAAACAATCTGATTGATGGTACAAAATCATTTGTTGGGACTGATTGGTTTACTTCTGCGACGCTAGAAGACGAGAACCTCTCTAATTATCCATTTACATTAAAAAAATGGATTAGTGGACAAAAAGTGTCGCATGCAAAAGATATCATGGTCAAGCAAGGTGTAACATACACCTTTAGCGCTTATGTTAAACGTGAGGTAGCTGGGAATTTATATTTTTATCTTTATGATATAGCAGATGGTTTTATTACTAGCGATACCCCACGAGAGACGATTATAAAAAACGTTGACTCTAGTCTCAGACGCTTTGAAATCACCTTTACACCAACTAAGACAGGTAAGATTAGACCACGGTTTGCGATGGTGTCATCGGAGCAAGGTAGTTTCAGCTCTGGTGGGTTTATGCTCGTTAGGGGAAATAAAACAGGCGATTGGCAGGAATCGGAAGCTGATAAAGCAAGTAATCTTGATTCAAAAGCCGATGGTGCTTTTACTGTTGAGCAGTTAAACGCTATCGCGGAAGAACAGCGTTTGATGAAAGCTAATCTTGAAGCTGCTGCAAGTTTGCAAGAAGTACAAGATAAAGCAAAAGAGTTACTTGATCAAATTAAAAAAATAGAAGATGGTCAAAAAGTATCAGAGCAAACTATGATTTCAAACGCTAATAGAGTTGTTCAGATACTGGCTAAGCTCGAAAATGTACAACTTGTTACAGAAGCCATTACGCAGTATATGTCATACTCAAATGATGGTTTAGTTATCAAAATGAAAGATGGTACATCGTCGGTGAGAGTAACAACTGATCGCATAGCTTTTTATTCAGGTGGCACTGAGACTGCGTTTATTAGTCAAGGTTATCTACAAATCGAGTCTGGTGTTTTCACTTTGCGGCTTCGTATTGGAAGCTTTTTGTTTGAAGAAAGTTCGAAGGGGCGTTTACAAATCAAGAAAATTAGAGGGATTGGAGGATAGATGACAACTTTTTATAGTAACTCTGACAGGAGTTATCGCTTAACTTATATTGTTGACGAGGTTTCAACGTCGGTTGCAGACAATAGTAGTCAAGTAAGATTTAGGCTCTATTTGACTTCTGGTACTAACAGTTATGCTCAGTATAACTTCGGTGGATATGCTTGGGTGGGTGCTAAATATGACTTTAACGCACCTTCCTCTATCGGTTTTAACGGCAATCAATTATTGATTGACAAAACAATCAGAGTTCCGCATGATGCAGATGGAAACAAAACGGTCGTTGTTGCCGCTAAGTTATTAGGTCCAGGCGGATACGCACCCGGAACGTTGACGATACCAGATCAAAAATTCACGCTTACGAAAATACCTCGCACCAGCGCAGTATCGGTTAGCAGTGGCTATTTTGGAGATACGCTAAATGTTAATATCAATCAAAGTTCAAGTGATTTTACACACGATGTCAGATACAATGTGAATGGTATAACAGGGGTTGTTGCTAGTGACATAAAAGGTTCAACAACTTTTAAAACAAGTTTAGATTGGGCTAATACGATTCCGAACGCTACTAGCACACCAGCGACAATTTACGTTGACACTAAGTCAAATGGATCGGTCATTGGGACGTCGACCGCTATTTTTTATCTGACTTTACCGGACAGTGTAAAACCTAAAATTTCTAGTCTTGTTTTATCGGATACAAATCAAAAAGCATCTGCATTAGTAGGTTCTAATAATTTTGTGCAAATTGTGTCTAATCCAACTGTTGTATTTAATGGTGCGAATGGGATTTACGGCTCTACAATCCAAAATTTCTACGCTGAAATTGTTGGTAAAAACCAATCTACTCAGTCAGACGGTGGCTTGCTAGGCATTTTAAAGTTTGAAGGTAAAGCTACCGTTAAAGCAACAGTTACAGATAGCAGAGGGCGTGTATCTGACCCTGTAACAACCGAAATAAATGTTTTACCGTATAGCGGCATAGCACTAGATTTTAGCGCCCAGCGCGGCGGTGCTGATGGCACACAAATCGTTGTAACTGTTAATGCATCAGTTAGTCCATTAACTGTTAATAAGCTGCAAAAAAATAAAATGACGCTAAGTTTCAAGACGGCGCCAACTGGCACTAAAACGTTCAAAATTGATACTTCTGAAGCAAGTAAGACCTATACAGATAAATACCAACTCATCAATCAGAATTTTGTACTTAGTGGTGAATTCCCGTCTGATCAATCATTTGATATTTATGGGACTATCTCAGACAGTTTTGGGACTAATGATACTAAACGAGTACCTCTTCTTGCAAAATTTGTAGCAGTAGAAATAGAAGATAGTGGTAATCCCGAGACAACAGGAGTAGCAATTGGTAAAGAGTGGGAGCGTGGGTCAATTGATGCAGCAGGAGATATATACGCCCGTGGCAAGCCAATCCAACAAAAACAACTTGCTCTTAACAATGGTGGTTCTTTTAGACATGACGACACTGACCTAAATAGCTTGCAAGACACAGGTTTTTATTGTGTATTTAGAGGTGCTAATAGACCGACCGGAGCAGGCCCTGGCTATGTAACTGTTGTAAGACACCAGACGGCAAACTATGCTTATCAACAATTTTACGACCGTACAAATAAAACTATATTTACGCGGTTGCTGGAAAACGGTGCTTGGAGCACATGGAGTGAGTACGCTAAAAAAGATAGCTTGCCTACAACGATAGACTCAGGCTGGCAGTCAATCGGCAATGGTTTTAGTTATAGGCAGACAGGCAGTACAGTCACCGTTAAGTACAACTTTGCGACGAATGGCATAGATAAGTTGACGGTTGGCTCTATGCCTACGAATTTGATACCTAGCGACATGATGTTTGCAGTAACGGCTTGGACTATACAACTCAATGTTTTAAATGTTCAAGTGAGCGCAGACGGTCGTATTCTGTGGTTTAATCCGTCAAAATGGACTGTTAACGTAAAAGGTCAAATTCAGTGGACAATTTAAAGGAGGAAAACTATTGGAAATTTTAAACAAATATCCTGTAATGTTAGAAGATAAAAGCATTGCAAAAGTTAATGCAATTGTGGCAGTTGATTTACCTCACGTAAGAGGTAACTTAACTTTTGACTTACCAGTTGACTTTGATAATAAATCTTTTGCAGAAACACTTGAAAAGTGTGAGCAGATATTTTACGACGAAAAGTATAAAGATAAAGCTCAGTCTGAAAAAATGACTGAACTAAGTACATCAACATCAACAGGCACACAAACACTTATCAATCTGATAAGTACGCTTTACGCAAAAGAGGTTTTAAAAGATGAAGATCTTATTGCTATTGGTTAGAATTTTTTTACAGGAAGAAGGGATAGATATGATGATTAAATTATTTGCGATTGACTTATATTATGGACGTATGGCTTGGTCAAGTTTTGTTAAAAAGGGATTTTCAGAGTTTATTAATAACAAAACAAAAGAGCAACTTGCAATTATGTGCGATGAAGAATTACTTGCTGAAATTTTAGCAAGTTAGTGAGGTAGTCGGATGACAGTAGAACAAGCAGAAAGAATCGCTCAATCACAATTTGTGTGGGCTATTCTCTTTATCTTGCTTTTTATGATTGTGGTTGGTTATCTGGTGCGAACGTCTGATAAGCGTGAGAAAAAGCTAATGGATTTCCATGACCAATCAAAATCAGAATCTAACAAACGTGAAGAGTGGCTCAAAGGTCACTTAGATAAAAATACAGAACAGTTACAGGACATTTCTCAGACCATTGGTGTTGTCCAAAAGGAGATGTCTTATATGAGTGACCGCATTGGTCGTCTAGAAAAAGAGGAGAAATAACATGATTAATTGGAAAGTAAGAATTAAAAACAAAGCATTTTGGTCAGCAATTATTCCAGCAATATTTTTAGTTGTACAAGCAGTTGCAAATGTTTTTGGTTATACACTTGAACTTAGTGATTTAGGTAATAAATTGTTAGTAGTTGTTAATAGTGTGTTTTCAGTACTTGTTATTGCAGGTATTGTTACAGACCCAACAACCGAAGGTCTTTCAGACAGTGAGCAAGCATTGACTTACCACGAGCCAAAAAAATAGGAGGGG